TATTGAGGTATGCTTTGCATTTAGGCAACGAATCTTTAAATACTTCCCTCCAGAATTCAAAATTGCCGCCGCCTAAGACCATGTATGTTTGATTTTTAAAATCGTCGTCTGCACTAGCAGCACGTAGAAATTCTGGACTATAACTAATATCGTTATTAGGATATTCTTTTATTAATTTTTCTAAATAGTCTGGCGGCACAGTACATTTGATTAAGATAGGCATGCCGTACGGTGCGTCATACAATACTGCTTCTAACTGACTAGTGTCGCAATCTCCATCTTTTTTGCTCGGTGTTCCAACGCACACAATCATGCAATCAGCATGCCCGTATTGACTGATTGAATTGTTATTGTATTTTGGATCAATAACATATAATTCGTTTTTATCTTTTAAAGAGTTTGCTACAGCATTGCCTACAAACCCATATCCTGCAATTATAATTTTCATATTAAAACTCAAATAAACTATTAAAGGTATTTTTTTCTTCAGTACTATTGATATCCCACTTTAGCACTCCAATTAAGTTGTCTAACTTGTTATCAATAATGGTTTGTTCCATTTCAGCATGATCAAAAGGTAAATCTTTGAACCACTGTGGTAATCTCAGTTCATCTACAGGATAAGCAACTGATGTGAAACCTAACGGATTAGGTTTGAGCTTGCATACGATAACTTTAGCACCGTCTGTAATGCCCATAGAGTATTTGTCATGATACATGCGTTTTAACGTGTTCCAATTGATACTTGCACGTACATGTCCAGGCATGTTAGCTTTGCCTGCTTTGGCCTCTTTGGCCTGATAATCTGTAATATTGTTGGCACGTTTTGGGCTTCCTTTTTCCCATCCAGGTCGACCTTTAAACTTGATACGAAATTCACTGATCATATCTAATACATCTTGTTCTTCTTTACCCATTAAGACCATTTCAAGAACATCGCTCAAAAAGTTCTGAATAAATTCAGGCGTATCACTACGTTTAAGATCTAACCCCATGGCTTTAATTTTGCCGGCCTTGCCATCTATATCTGCACGTTTACCTTCTTTATCATAATAAAGAACTGCATAACGCTTTTTAGTAATGAACAACGCCTTACTACCAACAATTTCTCGACCTGCTTTGATAACTTCTCCTCGAGATTTTGGACAATGAAATTGATCCAGCATAAATTGCGGAAATGTTGTATTAACTTCCTCCCCAATTTGGTCATACAATTGAATTACTGTTTCTTTAGTCCAAGGAATCCGTCCGGCATCGATGTCTTTTTGTAATGTTTTATATGCACTGAAATAACAACTGTCAGTGTCTCCGTAGATTACAGCCTTTCCTCTGTGGTCGTATTCTCCTGCAATAATATCGTTGACCTTTGACGCCATATGTTTAACAATCTGCCGGCCTGTTAGTGTAGTCGATTGCCCAATACGTTTATCAAAAAACCTACAACCGCTGTTAAGAATAGCACCATACAAACTATTGAGGTTAATCTTTTTAACCAGCTGACGTTTGTCCCAATATTCTTCTTCGACTTTGTTACCTGCTTTAATTGCATCTTTTAATTTAGCCTGCATTTCTTTACGTTCAGCATACCAACGTTTTAATAGTCCAGGAATGATACCTTCTTTTTCATAAGTAAAAATAGTTCCGTTAGCACTTAACATCCACGGCTGGTTGCTTTCGTATATAAGTCTATAAACTTCAGCAGCACTTAGTACATCGGTATCGCCGTTTTCCCAATCAATGGTGATATCTGTTCCAATCTCTTGATTCATTACCGCTTCGTATTCTAAACTGCCAAAGATACCTTCCCAAGACGATGCAAAACTTTTACCTTTTGCCATTTGCAATTCGATAAATTCTTCTGTCTTAGTTTGACGCAACTGCCCAATGATTGTTTCCGGACCCATGTTAAGTGCTCTAATTGCACTAGGATATAGTGAGTTAATATCTAAAGATCCAACCCAGTCGACAATACCTTCTTTTGGTACAGCCACATACGCACCAGCAGCCGCAGTATTTTCTTCACGGTCGTCTTTCTTAATTCGATTAGGAACTTGAAACCCTCTACGATGACTTTCGTTGATAATAGCCTGTTCGGTCACAGCTACAGCACCCATCGTAGTTTGAAGTAATACAGTATTTTCATGTGCCAGGGTATTGGCAAGATCCATAAACTTTAACTTTTTATCTAAATCGTCAAGTAGTTTGCAGTCATTAATATTATATTCTACAAATGTACGAAAGTCATTATTGTATAATTGATCCAACGTGCCTTCGTATTGTGTTTTACGTTGACCTAATTCATATTCTGCAATAGCGTCTAGCCTGTATGTATGACGTTCTTCATAGGTATACTTGCGATATAGTTCGAGATAATCTAAATGTACACGACCAATGTAGTCGTATGTTGTGCTTAACCGACCAAATTTTTCATATTCACGTTTTTTAGGCAATTGATCAAACAAACAGAAACGTCGAGTATCTTCTTTGCTTAATGCTTTAATTACACGATTAGTAGTATATGGAATATCAAAACCTTCGCTGTTCCAACCACTAATAACATCAACATCTTTAATTAAATCTAAAAACATGTCTAACAAATCTGCTTCGTTATCAAACAAATATGTGTTAGGAAAGTCTTTAACCATTTCTTTGGCATCGTCCATTTTTAATCCCTTAGGAGGAATTGCTAAACATACCATAGTTTCTAACCATTGCAAATAAACAGCAATAGCGGTAATGGGCATAAACGCATCATCTGGACTTGCATAGCCACGCTCGGGATCGAAATCTACTTCGATGTCGAAAAATGCTACATTTAATTTAGGAGGATCTTGATTTAAATAATGTTCACTAAGTGTGACAAATATTGGATTGATATCGCTTTCGTATAAAGTCTTGCCACTATTAATAGCTTGTTCTTTACGTAATTCTTTTGTGTTTTTACAAACAATACGTGTCAGTGTATCACCGTGTATTGATTGAAATTTGCCTCTAGGGTCTTTTACATAAAACGTGTGCTTGACAGGTATGTCACGGAACTCACGTTCACCTTTCTTATTACGTTCAACTACTCGAATGATATCATTCTCGCGGTCAAACCAGGCATCCACGTATGACATAAATTTTCTTCTCCATGCAATTTAGGGCTTGCAAATACCGTTATGCGAATTATGGCTCGCGAACCTTTCTCTTTATTACTTATTAGATACGTTTTGTAATATCTAAAATTGCTTCAATTTCTGCCCAATCTTCGTTATGAGCCGACCAGTCACCTTTGTGTGCAATCTTAATTGCACGATTAATAATGCTGGGTTTAACCTGCAATTCTTCTGCAACTGCCTTAACTGTTTCTTTTAAGCCTTCTGTAAGATCTTCAACTTCGCGTAGTACTGTGCTACCTTCTGAAATCAAACGCTCTAATTTTGCCTTTTCTTCTGGACCGTATGCTCGACCTGCCATTGTAATCTCCTAATGTATATGCCTATTATATACTACTTATCTTGTGTTTGCAACCTCTTAGATATTTTTGAGGTGAAAATGGCAGAAATTATCTGCCATTTTTTAATTAACCGCGGGCTATTTTTAACCAGCGAGCTAATTCATCATCTTCTTTGTATACTTTTAAAGTTGGATCTGGCATTGTTGTACCGGATTTGCTAATATCAGTACCAGCTGGAACTTTTGGTAATGGGTTAGTAGTACCAGTTGGGCTTGCCGCAGAACCTCCTGTATCGGCTGCTTTCTTTTCTCCAGCTACTGCTGTAGCGGCTGCTTCGGCTGCTGCCTTTTTATCTTGATCTGTTTGAGCTGTACTTGCATGTTCTGCTTTATCTAATACAGCTTGAGCATGCTCGGCAGATTTCATCCATACTGGTGTTGGATTTGGATCGTCACCATGTGACATCATTAGAGCGTGAATTTGTTTAACTAGTTCTTGTTGCTCTGGAGTTAACTTGCCACTATCATTCGGAGTAGATGGACTTGGAGTTGGAGCAGTAGTTGTTCCTGTTTCAGAACCACCAATTCCACCGGTACCGTCTCCTGTGGTTGTTCCTGTTGGACTTGCTCCGCCGCCTGCCCCCATTAATGCGGCAGCACCGATACCGCCTGCCGCCGCCGCACCTAACGCCGCCTTGCCAGGATTCATATGAATCTTTTGACCAAGTGTATTTGCCATTCCTTGAGCTTTAGTTACTTTTGCTGTATCTAACCCTAAGTTTTTAATTTGCGATGGACTTAGTACTTTTTTACCAGCCGCAGTTCTTGCCGCTTGCATAGCCGCAAGTTCTTCAGCTGATTTGGCAGTACCTTGTTGAGCTTTTCCAGCCAAACCACCTGCAAAATTCTTTGCTACACCTTTTGCACCTTTCCAAGCATCTCCAGCTATTGCACCCCAATTAACTTCGCTTAGGACAGATTCGTTTGTAATAACTTCGCCTTGCTCGCCTATTACTGTGCCATCCTCTAACATCCATACACGATAATCTGCATCTTCTTCTAACTGCCATTGACCGTTTTCAATCATTGCTAATTTTTCTTGCAATGATTTAATATCTTCTGCAACAGTAGCAGGCTTAGGAGGAGTTAATCCCATTTTAGCTAAAACTGCTTGAGTTTTAGGACCAGCAATACCATCTGGAGTTAATCCATTTGCAGATTGGAATGCTTTAATTTCTTGTGGAGTAGTTGGATACTTAGACGGATCGTAGCCTAACGTCTTAGCATCAGATGCTTGCTTTACTTTATCAATACCTGCTTGTGCGGCAAGGTTAGTACCTAATGCTACACCACCGCGAGCTACTTTAGCGGCTGTACTTGCACCTTTAATTAATCCGCCGGCAATAGCACCGCCAGGAACTGGCATAGCGATAGAACCTGCTACATTGCCTGCACCATATAACCATGGGCTACGTGCTTCAGCCTCCTTGCTTGCAGCTGTTTGTTTTGCCAATTCGTCTTTATATGTACCAGACCCAAATGCACTTTTAACACCAGCGTAAATATTATCGCCTGCACCTAATGTAGCACCGTTCCATGCACCGCGTCCAAAGTCACCAGCATCTTTACCAAACTGGTCCATACTGTATTCGTCTAACTGCTCGTCTTCAAAATCATAACCAAAACTTTCAGTTAATGTTTGAGCAATACTTGAATTAAATTCAAAATTTTCTTGGAATGCGTTAACGCCCATGCCACCTAATGCACCACCGGTTAATCCACCTAGCACAGCACCTTTAGCACCGCCATACTTCTTACCTAATGCGGCACCAGCTAA